ATGAGTACTTCTACATATTTAAAAAAAATGAGAGTAGGTTTATGCACTTCACTAGATACAGAGATCATTCGACATTTGACATATATTCCACATATATATCAAGAGCATTCAGAAAAAGTAGCAGAAAGTTTATGTGAACAAGTAAAAAATGACTCTTCTTTAAATTATAATGAAAAATCTATGGAAATAGATCATATACAAGATGAAGTTTTCAATGCTGGGAAAGCCATTGAATTATATAATGAATTATCATTTATCGCTCTATATAAAACAATGGAAATAAATATTAAAAATGCAGCGATTTATTCCGATCTTTTCACTCAAGAACAAATAAAAAAGTTTTTTAAAATAGATGAGTTAATAAAAGAGTTTAAAAAAATAAAAATTGAAATAAAAAAGATTGAGAAATACTCATCCTTTAATGAATTACGAGTATTAAATAATTGTATAAAACATTCAGGCCTAGTAACTAAAGGACTAGAAAATATTGACAGTGCTTATGGAAAAAAAGGGGATACGATAAAAATTCCTTCGAATAGGTTTGAACAATTACTGAATGATAATATGGAATTCTTAAGTTTCTTTGGCTGTGAGTTAAAATCCAAAATTAATTAATATTAATATCACATGGAGTTTACCTACCATGTGATATTGCATATTTAACCAACTGTAAACCTTGCTATAATTTCATAGTTCACAAATGTAGTACCACAATTAATATTCTGGCTATGATGAAAACAAAAAAACACCATATTTAGTAGTGGCACATGAATGATAAATAACCTATGTCTTTCAGGTCTTTCAGGCCTTTCATCAAATCGCTAATGCCTGCTGGCAATATTTATCAAGATGTGGCTCTACCCGTTCAATCAATTGAGGCTTTGAAATAAACCGCGTTACGGTTTCATGGCTGACAAACGTTGCGCCACAATTGATATTCTGGCACTGGTTATAACGTTCTTTGGTATCGGAAGATATTTGCTGACTACTACGAGTATGCGCGGCATGACCACAAACAGGACAAATCATCATAAACGGGTTACCTCTTTATGATGTGGAAATTACCTGTAATTATACACAGGCACTATTCCTTATCCATATCTATATCACTGCTTTTGACTTCTAATTCTAACGAGGTGGTAAACCCGCTATTGTTCAGCGAATGGCTCACTGTGACCAATGTCCAATAGGCATTATCAATCTCAGGTTTAAAACCGCTAACTTGTACTGGTAATTCAGGAAAGAGATCCGCACGCCCTTTCGCAAGGGTAATACTAAATGAAGCAACGCCTCGCTGTATTTTTTCCCACGCGGCTTTCGCGGCACGTTCGGCATTGGTTTTACTTGCATAAGTGTGAGACAACACCATTACGTTACCTTCTTCACCAACAAGGTACTCCCCTTGTTTCTCTTCTTCTTTTTTCGGTTTATCGGTGGTTGGTTTTCTACGTCGAATTTGGGATTGTGTTTTCTCTTGCGGTTTACGAGTATTTAAATAATTGGCAGTCACGCCAGTATAAGCCCCTCTATCGACTAATGAAAAACGGTGTCCATCCCCCACACTGCGGGTGATTTGTACTAGCGGTAATGCTTGACCACTGGCGGTGGTATTGCCCCCTTGCACCATAAACAGCAAACTCCCGTTTTTAACACAGGCGGTGGCACCATTTAATTGCCCTAAGCGGGTTAAAAAACTGCCGTCTGACTCATTGGTCTGGTCGATGTGTTCAATCTTCACTGTATCAAGACCAGGATCAACCACCGCCGTGACATTATTACGCCCTGCAATGGTTCTCACGATATCGCCTAATGTTTTTTGATGATACGACATTTCACGGCGAACATTGAGTGTTGCCCTAAAATCCGCACTACGAGCACGTAATGTCATTTTATCCGGTACACCTGAATGCTCTATCTCATCGACCGTAAACGAGCCTTTATGAATAAGATTTTCACCTTGCCAACCAAGATGTAAGGTTAACACCTCACCCCGCTTTGGCATCATTAATGCGCCGTCAGAATCATCTAACTCAATATCAAGCCGGTCAGCTTCAAAGCCCCGATTATCCGTTAATGAAAGCGAAATTAATCGCCCTTGAATTTTGGCGCTGATATCTTCATCACCGGCAATTAATACAAAAGCCGGCATGCTACTTTTACCGGTGATCATTTCTGGCAACATTATGATAAAACCCCTTTCATCGCTTCACCGGCACCGTTCGCCATCATACCTAATTGGTCGCTTAAATCTCCCAACATCTGACTGATGGAGTCATCCACCCGTTTTAATGTCAGCGAGAAATCAATTTTTCTGGCAGCACCATCTTGGAAAAATTCGGTGTGGGTGCGTTGTAAATCGGTGATCACAAACATGCCATGAATGGTGCCCGTACCATCAATAAACGACCACGCTTTACCGCTATCCGCCATTAACTCCAACGCTAACAATGAAACTTTACCGCCCGTTAATGAGGGATAAAGCGCACCCGATAAGGTGATCACATCGGTATCAGGGCCAATAAATTGTTGTGCAGGTCGGCGTGCGACACGTTGAGTAAAACCATGTCGCCATGTTTGTTGTTTTTGTAGCGATTGATAAGGTATGGTGCGTAACTCAAACACAAATACCCCAAGTGCTGCCATCATTACCACACCTCACTGTCTTGATAACGGCTATTTAATCGTGCTTGCTTGTCACGCTCACGACGCTCAATTTCCGCGATCACAAGTTGTGCGATATCTTGCGTGGATTGATTCGGTTGAGGGTGAATATTAATTTCATAATGTACTGGCGCGCCTTGATAACGTTGATGTTGAATATTCACATTAGCCGGTGCCGGGCGATAGTTTTCAACTGGCAAACTGTGCGGATGCAATGGCGCATTTTGTGCCTCTAATGAAAAGGCACTGCCTAGCGATAATGCGGCTGTCGCTAACATCGCGGTGTGTTTACGACTAGTGATATTTGCAGGGCCTTCGACAATTTCAGGGCCATTTTCGCCAGCTATACCAAACTTGCCACGCGGGATATAACCGCCTGAATCATACATACCGGCAAAGTTGCTATTGTAAGAATCTAACGCAGACTGCACTTTCGGATCGGAGGTTTTAGCAAACTCAGGGGTCAGTGCTTCTTTGGCGGCGGTTGCCAATTCCCCAATGCTATTTTTAAAGTCCGTCCATTTGTTTTTTATCCCCTGAATAATGGAATCAATCAAGTCGCTACCAAACTGCAAAAATTTAGCCGGTAACGCTTTGGTGTCTTCGACAATCTCATCCCATTTAGTCGATATTGTCGTTTTAAGGAATTCCCATTTATCTTGGGTGTACTTAACGATTTGATCCCAATTGCTATAAATAATCCCTGGTAAAGTTTGTGTCATGAAAAAGGTTTTAATGCCTTCCCAGATACCTGAAATTACAGATTTAACAGACGCCCATGCGGTCTTGGTATAGCCAACAATACTATCCCAATGTTTTGCAATTAAGCCCGGTATCGTCCAGTTAAAGAAGATATATTTAATGGCTTCCCATGCCATTAAAATGGTGCCTTTCAATGCTTGCCATGCGATAGCGGTGCGCTGTTTAACAGACTCCCACACTTTGGTGACATACGGCTCAATCTTATCCCAATTTTTATAAATCAGATAAATAGCCCCTGCAATAGCGACAATAGCTAACAAAATAGGGTTAGCTAACATGGCTTTACCCAACCATAAGAACGCACTACCTAATAATTTAATCGGTTTTAATAACAGGGCGAGCGCGCCACCGCCTTTAATGCCTAAAATTGATAAGCTTAATTTCGCGGCAGCTAATGGCCCTAACATTGCAGCAATAGATAACGAGAGAATACCGAGGGTGGTAATAATGCCCGCAATGGCTAAACCTACCATCGTTAGTGTTTTAGCCAACTCAGGGTTTTCTTTCATCCAGATACCCACATTAGAAATCACACGGGTGATGCTTTGTGATATCTGGCGCAATGGGCTATCAATGCCGTCAAAAATCTGAATGCCTAAATCTTCCCATGCAGATTGCAGGTTTTTCATATCCCCGCTTAAGTTGTCCGTCATGGTGCCCGCGACTTTTTGTGCTTCACCTTTGGCTTTCTTTAAGTCAGCTACAAGGTTTTGCAACTCCCCTTTACCCGCCTGTTCGGCAAGCACCGATAATGCGGAGAAAGCTTCCTCACCCGCAATGTGTTTAAAGAATCCCGCCCGTTGCGCATTACCCATATTGGCGGTTTTCTTATCCAACTCGGCTAATAATTCAGGGAAATCACGTAAGTTTCCTTTTGCATCACGGGTTTTAATGCCAAGTTCTTCTAGTGCTTTAGCAGCCATTTTTGGTGGTTCAGCAAGACGCCCTAAGATAGCCCGCAATGAGGTACCCGCCATTGAGCCTTGAATACCCGCATCACCCAATTTACCCGTTGCAGCAGCTGCGGTTTCTAAATCAACCCCTAACCCTGACGCTACCGGTGCGACATATTTCATGGTGTCGCCGAGCATGGTCAAACTGGTGTTTGAACGGGTAAAAGCGCCGACTAACACATCACTCACTCGCCCCATCTGATCCGAGTCGAGTTTAAAGCCGGTCAAAATATTGGAGCCGATATCTGCCGTGGTACCTAAATCAATATCACCTGCTAATGACATTGCCAGTGTGCCGGGCATAGCATTTTTAATTTGCTCAGGCTTAAAGCCTGCCATTGCGTAGAATGCCTGACCTTGCGCCACTTGGTTGGCGGTAAATGCCGTAGTTGCGCCTAGCTCTCGCGCTTGTTCACGCAACATCTTAAATTCATCGGAGTTTTTATCTAAGCGCGTTAATGCCTGCACCTTTGACATACCCACATTAAACTCGTACCCCGGCATTAAGGTTTGTTTCGCGGAATACAACATACCGGCACCGGTTGCCGTCATGGTGGCACCGGCACCCGCCATTTTATTTCGTACATCAAGCGTCTTTTGATACTGCGATTTAGCCGCCGCCATGCGCCGTTCTTGCTCAGCACTGCGCCTTAATTGGTTTTCTTGCCGGCGGAGCTGTTGCGTGGTGCGTTCAATATCACCATTAAGTCGCCGTTGTGCTTGACCGAGTTGATTAGTAGAAATGCCATTGGCTTGCAATGCCGAGCGCTGTCGCTGTGCCGACTGCTGTAATTGTTCATACTTGGTTTTGAGTTGCCCCGCTTCCCGTTGCGCTTTTTTAAATGCCTCTAACTGTTTTTTTGTCGGATTTTCAGTATTGGCAATTTCTTTGGCGAGGGTGGCAACACGTTGTGTGGCGGATTGGTACGCTTGCTGTGTGGAGGTTAACTGCTGTTTAATCTTGCGAAAGCCATCAATTTGTGAGGCTTGCTGATTAAGTGTTTTTAACGAGTCACGCGACTGGCGTACAGCGGACGCCAGTCGTTTATTACTTTCTTGCGCACTGCGAAACGGTGCGGTTAATTTATCAACCGCACTCAGTACAACTTGTAATTTTAAGTTATTACTCATCCTGTTGTCCGCTACGTTTCGCCGCTTGATAGCGCCATGACAATAATTCTGAAAGGCTCATTTTGCCGGTGTCTGCCGGTGACCAATGAAAAATGACGGCAATATCTGCCGCCAGTTCATCGGTGGTTAATTCGCTAGGGAATCGGGCATAACCGACTTCGGTAATAAAAAATTGACCACCTGCACACTCAGGTTTACCAAGTCGCCCGCGACTAAAGACAGCACATCGTTTTTGGTTAGCGTTGGCATAGTAATGCGCGGTAAGACTTGCATCATGCTATCAACATCCATATCCATTAACGGCTGTAAACGCACACCGCGCAATGCCCCTGAATTGGGTTTAAGCACGGTCACTTTGTCGATTTTGGTTTCACCACGCATAATCGGTTGTTCTAATGTCACCGTGGCTTGGTCACCATTGACAACAACCCATTCAATTTGCTCTTGGTTTTGTTCTTCGATTGGCTCTTTCATGTTCTCTTTCCGCATTTAATTAAAGTCCCAGCGCGTCACGCTGTGCTTGTAACAGGTCTTTACCGTCCACTTTTTCCACCATATTGACGATATCAATCTCAATGATTTCTTGACCGTCCATCACTAACTTGTAGTAAGTGGGTTTTACGGTGACTTTGGTTTGTGTGTTATCGCCCGACTTCCAGTTACCCGGATCGATTTCGCTATAACGACCACGGAGAACTACTTCAACGGCAAGTGTTTCACCGGTATTATCGCGCTGATGAGCACCACAAAAACGCAATTGAACCGCATCAATAGTGGATGCGCCCCATTGACGATAAACGTCAATATCAGCACCACCGAGGGTAAACTCACTGTCTAATGCGCCGTCATCAATACCCATATCAATTTGTACCGAACCATTCATACCGGCACCGCGATAGGCTTCCAGCTTACGAGTCAGTTTCGGTAACGTGAGTTCTTCGGCAACACCGACATAATTATTACCATTAATAAATACATTAAAATTCTTCAGTTTGCGTGGTAACGCCATGATTTACCCCTTGATTTTGTTACCGAAATCCATCAGGTATTTATCGGTAATACGCTGACGTAACATCAGATTTTCCATTGGTGGCACTGGCGTATAGTCATAATCCAGTGTGAGCTTGCCGTCTTTGAGTTCTTCTTTGCTATTTGATGTCGGGTCATACCAACATTCACCGCCTAACAAATAGCCCTGACTAACCAATGAACGTAATTTTGCATTGATGGTTTCAACAATATCCCGCGCTAATGACGGCGTTAACGGTTTATCAATCGCCCACATTTGCCCTTCTGCCATTGTGTCAGCGAGGACTTGCGCGCTACGGGTATAAGACTCAAAGGCAAACAGCGGATCATCAGAACAAGTGCGCGAACCCCAAAAACGAAAACCATCACGGCGGATAAGCGTAGTAACCCCTTTTTCATTCAGTAAACCGGCATCAGTGGCGGGGTCTTGCAAATCCCAATAGATATCCTTAGAAATGCCCGTCACGCCGTTAACGGTGATATTTGATAAGGTTTTATGCCAACCGATATCATTGTCTAACTTGGCACGCAGACCTAACGCACGCGCCGTGGCATAAGCGGTTGATTCGCTGTTAGTGGTGCTATCCCATGAGGTGAAATCAGGAAAAATCACCATCAATTCACGCTGACCAAAATTGTCACGGTACTTGATTGCTTCGCTGATATTTTTACAGTCGTAAGCCGAAACATAACCAAAGGCGCGGAGTTTTTGACAAATCACCGCAATCTCATTGGCAACCGCTAAAGTGTCGTGACCTGGTGCGCCAATAATACGAGGCTTAATCCCGTGTTGGACTTGTGATGCTAACAGCGCTTGTAACCCTGTTTTTAGCCCTTCTTCGGTAGTGCTACCGATAATATTGGTGGTGGTTTCGGCTTCGCTTTCGCCTTGTTCTACACGCACAACAACGGTGATGGGTTTAGCCTGATCGGAAATGGCTTTTAAGGTGCTGGCTAAGGTGCCAGTTTTCCCTGCTTTACCGATAGCTTGTGATACATTGGTGAGTAAGATGGGTTTGTTTAAAGGAAAGGTTTTTTCGTCCGCATCATCAGCGGTGCAAACCACGCCAACAATAGCGGTACTGATAGTGCGAATGGGGCGGGTGCCTTCGTTAATTTCAATAACGCGCACACCGTGATGATAATCTTGTGCCATGCTCACGGACTCCTATAACTGTGTCCGTGTAGCATGAAAAATTAGCGGTTAAATTGCACGAAAGCGGGATTGTTTGAGGGTTGATACAAGGGTTATTCTGGTCTTTGTGGCCATTCAATCTCTGGCGCTAACGTAACCTCTATTCTATTTAACATTACACGATAATTTTTCCAATTTTCTAATTTCTTTATTTCTTCGTTCGTCGCCTTATCTAAATCAATAGCATCTTGCAAAGGCGCCATCTCATCACTGGCTAGTTTTAATAATCTTTTTTTCTGTAAAATGGCATCGTCTTGTGTCATAGGTGGATTTAAATGTTGATATTCTTCAATTTCAGTTAAAGGTCTAAACTTATCATCAATTAAGTATTGCTGATCCGCTTCAAAGCCATGCACTTCACCTGTTATTTGATTTAAATATAGTTTCATCTTAACTCCAACCAAGTTCCTAAATATCCAGTTATCAATTGGTAAGTATTGCCATTCGGTATAATAAAACTACAACTATCCAGACCTGAATAACCCTTGACTAACTTACCATTTAATTTAAATTCAACAGCTCTCCCATCTGACCAAATAAGAACAAAAATTGGATTACCTGTGGTATTGGTATACACCGTCCCAACACTTCTTTCTTTGGTAACATCAACCCAGTTCTGATTGACGCCTAATAATTGTTTCCCTTTCGGTTGATAAAGATTATTAGCTCTTGTTTCTGTTAATGCACCCACATCACTCGCTGTCAAAATCACATCAGCACTTAGTGGTTTGCCATTCACTTTACGCGTGTTAGGCACTCGCCCATTGGCATTATTGTTAGCATTGTTTGCGGCAGTCTGTGCATTGCTTGCAGCGGTCTTGGCTTCATTAACTTGTGCCGGTGTTGCAGCACCCACATCGCCCGCAGTTAAATTAATATCAGCACTTAGTGGTTTGCCATTCACTTTACGCGTATTAGGTACTCGCCCATTAGCGTTAGTGTTGGCATTATTTGCGGTGGTTTGTGCTGTGTTAGCTTTGCTTACTGCATCGTTAGCGGTTTTCTGTGCGGCATCCGCTTTGCTCACTCCACTGTTTGCTGTGGTCTGTGCATTGGATGCTGCGGTCTTGGCTTCGTTGACTTGTGCCGGTGTTGCTGCACCCACATCACCCGCAGTTAAACTAATATCAGCACTTAGTGGTTTTCCATTTACTTTACGGGTGTTAGGCACTCGACCGTTAGCATTCGAATTCGCATTGTCTGCTGTGGTTTGCGCAGTGTTAGCTTTACTCACTGCATCGTTAGCGGTTTTCTGTGCGGCATCCGCTTTGCTCACACCGCTGTTTGCTGTGGCCTGTGCATTAAATGCAGCAGTCTTGGCTTCATTCACTTGTGCCGGTGTTGCTGCGCCCACATCGCCCGCAGTCAAACTAATATCAGCACTTAATGGTTTGCCATTCACTTTACGCGTGTTAGGCACTCGCCCATTGGCATTAGTGTTAGCGTCATCCGCTGATTTTTGTACCTTATTTAAACCCGTACTTAATTCAGTTTTGGTGGCATAAAGCTTAGCGACTTCCTCCAATGTCTGTTTTGATGCACTTTCAATCGCATCATTGACAAACTCACGGGTCGCCAATATCACCGAGGGGTCAACCTTTAACGCGACTGACTCGGTATGACTAACGGTTAATATCATGCGAATAGTCTGTGTTCGCCCGCTTCCCTCTTGCAATTGGGGTTTGTAGGTTTCGGGGCAATTACCCACGGCAATTAAACTGCCTTCATCATCAAATAAACCAATCTCACGTATCCAGTAACCGCCCTCATTTTCAGGTATAACCTGTTCAGCAATAATCTGGCTGTCGTTTTTAGGATCAACAAATAAGGTATTTAATCCCGCACGGCGTTTTTCACCTACGAGTTTAGTTTGTTGTGTATCAGGTGCCGGTAATGTACCGCCACCGTCACCCACCGCCATTTGAGTAATTTTTAAGGTGGTGCCTAATGCCGTGGCTTTTGCCAATTTATTGGCACCAATCACGGTTAATAAGGCGAAAAACTTAGCGCTCATGTGCGACCTCAACTTTATCAATAATGTGTACTCCGACCGCCGTTAATGGCGCACCAGACACGGTAATTTCTTCTGCAAAATACGGGTAAACGGTCAACTCATCACCGCTAAAAGTGGCGGCGGAGAGATAAAACTCACCTTGTGAATCAAGATTGATAGATAACCCTAAGAGATGCCGACTAACAGAGCGTGCATCGGCAATCAAACGTTCTAATTCGTCATAGATTTCTTGGGTAATACCGTTTTCTTGCACACCGACATCAAGTCGAAATGTGCCCGGCGGATCGTCGGTTTGCCACCACTCTGTGACTTTGATGATGTAACCTAACGGCTCGACCACACGCTTAAGTGCACCAATGGTGCCCTTGTGTCGGTGAATAAACATCGAATCCCGTACCACTTGACGCTTAACAGGCTCTGACCAGTTTTCATCCCATCGATCAACCGACCATGCCCATGCCAGATACGGCAATAAATCAACGGGGCATGTGCTGGCATTCCATAATTGGCGTAAAGGCACCGGCAACGTTTGCAAGGATTGACATGCAATGGCAGCCGCCTTTTCTAATGGGCTACTGCCTGACGGTAATAAACTATTCATCCGAGCCACCTATCGTTAAGGTGCTTTGGGTGCAATAGGAGGCTTGAGTTTTATCCAGTACCACGTCTTTAGTGGGTTGTTTTAACTCCACACGTTGCACGCCTTCCACATGCAATGCGGCATAAATCGCTGACAGACGAATATCACGTCCTAAACGGTGTTGTTCTGTGATGTATTGCGTCAGCCGTTGATTTGCTTCTTTGCGCATCGGCTCCGATTCGGGCCCCGGAAAGAGGAATAACGTTGCATCAATTTGATAGGGAATAATTTTAGCGGATTGCACTTTGATGCGGTCAGCAACCGGTCTCACATCTTCATCGTTTAACGCGTGCTCAACAATGCGCAGTAATTCTTCTGATGCAGTGCCGTCACCCTCACGAGATAACACCGAGATAGTGACATTTGCCGGCGTTGGGCTGATCGCGGACACATCGGACACCCGACCATCGGCACTACGGGCATGAAATTCATAACTGCCCACCGGCCCCGCAACACTTAGCCCCTCAAAAGCGGCGGGAATGCGTAAACGCAAATCATCGTCAGACTCTAAAATCGCTGGTGTGGGCGGAATAGTGTTGTTATTGGCGGGGCGTAACACTAAACGCGATAAATTATAATTTGCGGCTAATTGGTCTAAATCTGCCCCTTCCGCATACGCCACCATCACTGCACGGGCAGACTCATTAATACGTTGGCGTAATAGCAATTCACGATAGACGTTTTCTTCTAACAGCTTCGTCAGTGGTTCAGACTCTAACGATAACGTGTTAGCCACCGCATCACGTAAATGCGTTGGCATCGAGGCAATCAATGCTGTTTTACGTTCACGTAATAATTGTTCTGCATCTAACGACTCAATCACATCGGGCGGTGTTAATTGACTTAAATTAATCGTAGGCATGTTATGTCACCGGTAGAGAGAAATTAATCGGTTGTTGGTTATGGGCGTAATAGCCGGTGATATCCACAATCACCTGTTCCTGTTGGCTATGAATATCAATAGCGGTCATTACTATACGAGGTTCCCAACGATAAACCGCGGTGTAACATGCCGACATTAATTGCAGTCGCATCTTGGCGTTAACAGGACCGTCAATTAAGTCGGCAAGCAAACTGCCATATTCACGGCGCATCAATCGGCTACCAATGGGTGTGTTAAAAATATCTCTCACCGACTGGCGAACGTGCTCAATATCGGTAATACGTTCACCGGTTTGTGCATTCATGCCGAGATAGTTCATTGCGGTAGTCCTGTATTGCTATCACCCGTGCGCACACCACTGTGGGTATGGGTTGAAACCACCACGCCATTAGAGGACATTTGTCCGCCACTATGGGTAATATTGCCGGTCATCGTGCCACCTTTTTGTACTGTCAGTGATCCCGTGGTTAAGTTGTTGGTGCAAATAACAGTAGGTGTATCAAGGGTGATTTTGCTTGTCGCGACACACGTAATGTCGGGTGATGTGACTGTGACTGACTCGCTAGCTTCAATCGTGGCGGTTTTAATTCCTGTAACCATTAGCGCCCCAGTTGCCGGCTCATACTCAATCACCGCACCGTCTTCATATTCATGACGATGGGCGGTTAATGAGGTTGACGGCTCTGAAAAATCGTCACTAAATATTGCCGGTAACACAAACGAGGTGGTTAAGTCACCACCGATTGACAACAATAACACTTGCTCGCCAACACTGGGCGCCCACCATAAACGCGAGTTACCGGCACGTGCAGTAAGCCACGGGCGCCAGTCGGTTTCATTGTCGCCCGTTTTAACTCGACACCCTTTTTCCGCACTGACATCAATCACAACGCCAGTGCGGATTAGGTTTTGTATTTTTCGGATAAGCTCTGCGATATTCATACCCGCAATGTGCAACGGGAAATAAAAAAACTCACGGGATTGGAATTGTTTCAAAGACAGGACAATTAACGGGAAAGAAATTCCAGTAATTGATTTTCAATATGTTTAATATCCGCCGGTGAAAAGCCTAATAGCTTTCTTTCAGGGTATTGAATTTCTAATGACTTACCCCGAACACGTTCTTTTAAACCGTAATGATGCACGGCAGCAATGCCCGCAACTTGAGGGGCAAAAAAGAGATCTACACCTTTATCGTTTGCCGACATTCGCAAATAACGGGCAGTGGCTAAACGCTTAAACATTCGAGTCTGTTTATTGGGCTTTGCGGTGCTGATTTTATCTTTTTTCACTTCAATAAAACGCAGAATATCGCGCTTATAAAAACTGCGTTCGGCTTTCTTTTCCAAATCATAGCCGGTGATCACGTCGCCCTTTTTCGTTTTGCGTAGTCGCCAATTTTTTAAACTGCGAGGCTGTCCTTTCCAGACAAATTTCATTCCTCGCAAAACGGTAACCGTTGAGGCTTTACGCTTGGTGAATGCGGTTCCATCGGGATTTTTTTGCGAGCGAATACGTTGTAAATTGCTTTTGCGTAAATCACGGGCAATTTCACGGGCTAATTTTTTACGTTCATTGGGTGACGCTTTTGCCAACATGGTGGCTAATGCTTGGGTTAACGGGCTGAAATCATCGGCGTTCATGAGCCACACTCTCCCAACTTTCAAATGGATCAGCCGGCTCTTCAACTGCACCGACAACCAATTTACCCGCTTGCACATTAACGAGGACACGCTCAGTCAGCTTTAAATCAATGCTAATACTGGCGGTCTGGTTGCTATCAATAAAGGCGTCAAAGGTAAAATGACTTTGGCGTTTATCGGGATTGAGGAAAATATCAGGTTGATACTGTTCAATCCAACCAATGATCACTGCCATTAATACATCTTGGTCACCGGGATAATCATCAATAATAATATTGAGATTGTATTGATACTCATAAGATTGACTGCGGGCACCGGTTGCCACAATCGCCCCACCGTCAATAAAGGTGTAGAGCCTATCGGGATTTTCGCCTAAATAAGCGACCTTTTTAATCAAGGTATCACGCAGGTTTGCAGGCTTTTTCATGGTTTAACTCATTGATGTATTGTAATAATCGGTTTGTATAATCAATCAAATATTCTGTTTGAGCCTTATTCTCCGCCATCATTTCGAGGAGACGTAAATAATCTTGTTGAGCTGTTTCGGTAAGTCGTGCGGGGATTGCATTACCCATGCCGGTGGTGGCGGTGGTGTGATTATCGGGGTTGGGGCAATCGGCTTTGATGTACACCCGTTTAATATTATTGCGCAACTCATCATTAAGCCGGCTAATATCATTTTTTGCATCGGTTAGCGCCTTTGTGTGTTGTTTATCCAGTTCTGATAAGCGGGCAAGTTCTTCCTGATAGTGCTCAATAGCATTTTTATGACTGATAATATTTTGCTTAAGGGCGAGGTTGTCACCCTTAAGCTGGCTATTCTCAGTGAGCAAGGCATCAAACTTAAATATCAGTAGCAAGCCCATCACGCCCGCGACAATAATAAGCAGTACGTTCCTTTTCATCGTAGGATCTCGATATGAGGATAATCAGGAAAACCAGTTTCGACTGGTAAACTGGGATCACTTTTCCAGTTTTTACCAAAACGCAATGTTACCCCTTCTTCATCTGCGGCTTGTTTGAATGCCATTAATACGGGTTCAAAAAAATGCGGTTGCCATTCCATCCCCGGTTTAATCGCAGAAGGTAAAATATCAATGGCATCGCCTGTTAAATGACGGCTGTTTAATGTTTTTGAAACGCCCTTTTTAACGTTTTCTTTTTGCTTTTCAAGTGTGCGAACACCTTCTATCACCGCAAAGTCTGCCGTAGAAATTTCTAACGCACGATAAGCAATTTTTATTAACAACGGGTTAACGCCAATAAGATTATTTTTACTGCGCTGACTCAATATAAATTTACTCACCGGCAACCTTCCTTAAGAATAACTTTCCGACTGCGCTAATAAATGCTGATCCCATCCAGCCCGCCATGCCCGCTATACCGCCGGCAATCTCAGGTTGCCACTGAAAATAACTTGCACCGAATAAAATTAATGCCCCTGAAAACATAGAGACAACGATTTGTGCAAGTAAAATGGCAAAGCGGAACGGCTCCCCTTTCACTATTTTATTGGCATAACTGGCAATACCACCAAAAACCGCCATGCCAGCAATTAATAAGGCGGTAAACCAATTAATATTACTTGGATCTTTATAGGGCATCTTCTTCATACCTTCCCCCTTAAAGGGGTTAATCCCAAAGTTGTAAAATCGGTGTTGTACTGTGTTGTTGTGGCGTGTCCGGTAACTCAATCACGGTGCCGGTGGGTAATATTGCTCCTAATTCAACCAGCCCCGGATTGGCTTCTAACACTTGCTCAATCATGCCGGATGACTGACCAAAGTAACGCCAACAAATATCATCTACGGTATCCCCCTGCAGGGTATAAATCCGCATTAGATAAGCTCCACCGTGTTATGGGTTTCCCCTTTGATACGTTGTAAAGCCCATTGACCATCACGCCACACTTCATCAATCACCGGTGTCATGGTGTCGGCTTTTTTATTACCCTGTGCGGTGGTATCAATATCGCGATAACGTTCGATTAAACTGGCTTTTGCAAAACAGAACACCGCACGCTGATATAAAATCATCAGTTCACTTTCACCGTTAATCTGTTCAGCGGGCACGTCTTTTAATGTTTTCGCAGATTGACCGATGCGCCACTGATACAACTCGCGATTTACTTCAATCATGGCGTTCAGTAACGTGCTTTTCAGCCGTTCCGGTGTCACCGTGCCATCGACGCGAGTCTGCAATTGAAAATCACGAGTTTGAATATCAGGGAAAAAGCCATTATTTTTAATGGTTTCGTCTTTTTGTGGCACAGGGTTAGCAGAAACATAATCCATGAGAAAACCTTAAAATAGGTGGGCGGTGGACGAAAGAAAGCGAGTTGCTTTTTCCGTGCCGCCCTGACGTGGTGTCACAATGCTTTTTCAGCGTCACGCTGGGCTTTGAGCACTTTATCGAGTTGTTTTAATTCGGTTTTAATCCCGACATTCATGTTTAACTCTAATGCTCGGCTTAATACGCAGTAGCTTTCTTGTGGTCGATTATTATCGCGTAGCACTAACCCTAAGATTTTATAGAGTTTTGCTCTTACTTCATCGGGCATATCTTCGTCATCTGTCAAGGCACGTGTACGCTCTAACGTTGCTAAAGATACCGGTGATTTCACGGCATACGCTCGCATTGCCGAATCGGCAATTTCTTCGGCAATCACGGTGCCCGTAGTGCGGTTTACACCGGGGATCACTAAACGGTTAGCTAATGCATAAACGGCAATATCTAACGCACCCTCATAATCCCCCGCATCAATTTTCCACAGCAAAATAGTCATTAAGACATCATCTTGCACACCGCTGCCCCCGGACAACGCCCCATCAACCCACGGCTGATAATTGGCTAATATCTTGCGTTTATAAGCTTCTTTGCGTTCGCGTGACTGAAAATGTTTTAGCTCTTTTTTATCTGTCGCAAGACGTAACAGCATCATGTGATAGCCTTTTGTGTTACGACTAACATGCCCACCCAATTGGGTGGACTGTTGCGCATTGAGGCTCATGCGGTGTCTTTCCCACGGAGATAACGCCATTATTTCGCCTTTTTATTTTCAGCGGGTGTTTCTTCCGTCACTGCGTTTTCATCTTTCACGGCGTCATTTTCTGGTGCAATAACGTCTTTATTTTCTGGCGGTGTTTCTTTCGCCTCTTCAAGAACGATATTTTCAACCAGCGCCACACCGCGGAAATCTTCAACGACGAAATCTTCATTCACTGACTCGTAGTTTTCGATGCGATCACGTTTTGCAATATCCAGCACTTGGCGACGACGAGAATCCGCAAGGAAGTAAATCGACAAGTTATCAAGGCGAGTAATAAAAAAGGCATTATCTGGGAAGAACGGCGCACGAACAGCCGGTAAACCGCCGATACGTTTCTGACTGATAATGGTATCTGCCGCCAGTTTTTCACTGTTGTTTTGGTCTTTATTGACCAATGGAAAATATTTATCAGACAGTAATTTACGCCCACAAATCACAACAAGACCGGTATCGTCCTGATATTCTGGATCAATCGCCGTATCGACAGTGTCTTGCACTAGTGCGTCAAGGTTTTGGTAGGCTTGCCCTTTACCGACAAGAATAGGCTGTGCTGTGGTTGTTCCGTCTTTCGTAATACTTCCCATCACATGCTCAGGCGCACGTTCACGGACTTTTTGTAACCAACCTGAATTTACATCTTGCAGTAATTGATATTTTTTACGATCAGAGTTATCGGCGCGGTGCGTACCATTAAACCCAATCATAATGCGGTCTAAAGCTTGACGGCGGATAATCGCGTCACGGATACGGGTTTGAAAATCGGTAAACTTCGCCCACATATCAATTTTGGCATAATCAAGATGGGTGTCGTAATTGGTTTTCTGGCAAAGGTAGCTGTTTTTGGTCAGTTTAGTCGGATCGCTTGTTTCGCGGTCTTTTGCTGTTGTATCGGTAGTGCCTGCAATAGTTGAGCCAATACCTAAACCAATGGCTTCACCGATTTGATCATCAACCGGCACAATATTAATGTGCGTTAAAAACTCCGCCGATTGCTGGATCGTAGTTTCTAATTTTTGAGCTGCAGACGGTTCAATCGGTACTTTGGTATCGCTAAACTCTTGAGCACTAACACCGTAAATTTTACCGAGTTGCGTCATATAAGCATTAAATTTAAAACGAGTTTCTTTTTTCATGGTTTGTTCACTACCTTAGCAATCCGTCAGCACTTCGCCGTTATTTTCGCCACCCGTTGCCGGCGGACGATGTGAGAACGAGGCGTCTGTATTTTCAAATTGGTTTTTTAATTCCGTGAGTTGTTGCGTGAGCGCTTTTACCGCTTCGCTTTGGTCTGCGCTTTTTAATGCGGTAATTTCTGCTGAAAGGGTTTGCACTTCTTGAGCGCACAGCTCTACCGCCTGATGCACATCAGTAAATCGCGCATCATCACTGTGTTGCTTTTTAGAAAACATCTCTTTAATGACGCTAAAAAGACCCGGCTTATCACTCTCTGGTTTTTCGTCAGTAAATTCGATATGCGTTTCTTCTGCCGCAGTAAAGACGTTATCTTTGCTTTGTTTGCGCTCTGAAAGTGGGCTACTTTGTGCACTGGCACTAAATTGCAACATTTCAGTGCCTAAACTCGCGGGATTATCGGTTACAGCAAGACCGACCAGATAAGCTTCGCCGGTATCTGAAAAACTCGGATTAATTTCGACAGAGGTATAAACTTTTTGACGTTTTTTATTGAGTTCAATTAAATCAGGTGTCGGATTGATCACACCGTATAATGCCAACTTACCTGCCAGCGCCCCTTCTTTGATTTCCTCGGTATACACCGATTCCACATCACCAAAGCGTGGTGCCCATGAATAGTTATAGTGATCGATATTAACTCGCGCACCATAAACCGCGGGATCAAAGTTTTTCGCAATTTGGGTTAACCACTCGCGGTCAACTCGACGCCCGTCCGTTGTCGCCCCTTCAACACAAAGACGAACCGGTTTTGATTTCTTCGACATGCACAACTCCAGACTGCATCCGTTTATTCGTTGGTCTGTATGTTGTCGGTTAAAAGGGGCGTTAAACAATGGATAAGGCTTGTTTGAGGAATGGCACAAGGGGAATGAAGCGAATCAGTGATCAGCGGTCAATAGACTAGCCGTAACTTAAGCAAGAAATAGTGATTGTGCAATGGCTATTACCGAAACATTTGATAACCGAAAAAAAGCAATGCACCTGTATTTTTCAGGTTATCGCATTGCTCGCATAGCGGAATCGCTAGGCGAAAATGCGTCCACTATTCACAGTTGGAAACGCCGTGATAATTGGGATGAAATCAACCCAACCGAACGCGCAGAGTTAACCGTTGAAGCGCGTTATTGCAATCTGATTTTAAAAGAGAGCAAAGAAGGCAAAGATTTTAAAGAAATCGACTTGTTAGGGCGTCAACTTGAACGCATGGCGCGGATCAGAAAATATCAAAACGGCGGTAATGAAACTGACCTTAACCCTAAGATTGCCAACCGCAATAAAGGCGAGCGCCGTCAGCCAGAGAAAAACTTCTTTTCAGAAGAGCAAATTGAAAAGTTAGAAGATGAATTTCGCAATACGCTGTTTGAATATCAAAAAGTGTGGTATCGCGCCGGTCATCACCGCATCCGCAATATTTTAAAATCCCGTCAAATCGGCGCAACATTCTACTTTGCCCGTGAAGCCTTTATTGATGCCCTAACCACTGGACGTAATCAAGTTTTTTTATCCGCAAGTAAAGCGCAAGCCTATATGTTCCGTGAATACATTATCAAAATGGCATTAGAGGTTGATGTTGAGTTAAAAGGCGACCCGCTGATGTTAAGTAACGGTGCAACGCTCTATTTCCTTGGCACCAATGCCCGCACGGCACAAAGTTATCACGGTAACTTGTATCTAGATGAGACCTTTTGGATACCCAAGTTTCAAGAATTACGCAAAGTCACTTCGGGTATGGCCATACAAAAACATTGGCGACAAACTTACTTTTCAACACCGTCCACTATGAGCCATGAAGCGTACCCTTTTTGGTCGGGCAAGCTGTATAACCGCGGACGCAAAAAAGAAGATCGCGTTGATATTGATATCTCACATGAGGCGTTAGTGAATGGGCGTTTATGTGAGGATGGGCAGTGGCGACAAATCGTCAATATTGAAGATGCGTTGCGGGGCGGTTGTGATTTATTCGATTTAGAGCAACTCAAAAAAGAGTATAGCCCGGACGAATATAACAACCTGTTAATGTGCCACTTTATGGATGATATCGAATCTCTATTCAACTTTAACATGATGCAAAACTGCATGGTGGACAGTTGGGAGGTGTGGGATGACATTCAACCGTTAGCCCTTCGCCCTTATGCCTATAATCCTGTTTGGGTAGGTTACGACCCCAGCAAAGGCGGTGAAAATGGTGATAGTGCCGGTTGTGTGGTTATCGCTCCCCCTAAAGTACCAGGAGGAAAATTCCGTATATTAGAACGCCATCAATGGCGAGGTATGGATTTTCGCGCACAAGCTGACGCCATTAAAAAAATCACCGAACGTTTCTATGTGGAATATATGGGTATTGACACCACTGGACTAGGTCATGGTGTTTATCAAAATGTCATCCAGTTTTTCCCTGCTGCGCGTGAGTTTATTTATAACCCGAATATCAAAAATGCCTTAGTCATAAAAGCCTATGACGTGATTAGTCACGGGCGTTTAGAGTTCGATGCACAGTGCGTTGATATCATTCAATCTTTTACTTCCATTCGCCGTACGACCACCGGAAGCGGTAACCGACCTACTTATGAAGCCTCACGCAGTGAAGAAAGCGGACATGCTGACCTTGCATGGGCAACGATGCACGCCCTTTTCAACGAGCCATTAACCGGCACCACCGAGAACAGTAATAACATTGTGGAGATTTATTGATGAGCCGTAAAAATAAAAAGAGTTTTAAAGCACAACAAACGGCAACCGCCAATAACAGCATGGAGGCCTTTACCTTTGGTGATCCCGTTCCGGTATTAGATAAACGAGAAATTTTTGATTATCTGGAGTGTGCGCAAATTGATAATTGGTATGAGCCACCGGTTAGCTTTGATGGGTTATCAAAACTGTTTCGTGCGGCGACGCATCATAGCAGCGCAATTTATGTCAAACGTAATATCTTAGTGAGTACCTTCCAGCCTAACCGTTTTCTCTCTAAGTTAGACTTTAGCCGGTTTGCGCTCGACTTCTTAACCTTTGGTAATGCTTATCTTGAACGACGTAATAATATGGTGGGTAATTTATTAAAACTCACACCAACACTGGCAAAATATACCCGCCGTGGTGTTGCAGATGATAGTTATTGGTTTGTACGTTACGGCTATGACTCACAACCTTATGAGTTTAAACCCGGCAGTGTGTTTCAGTTATACGAACCCGATTTAAATCAAGAGTTGTACGGCTTGCCGGAATATCTGGCGTCTACTATGTCAGTGCTATTGAATGAAGCAGCTACACTATTCCGCCTTAAGTATTATCGTAATGGTAGCCATGCGGGATTTATTTTATACGTCAGTGATGCATCACAAAACCAAAGTGATATTGATAAAATTCGTAAAGCAATGCAAAACTCTAAAGGCCCCGGCAATTTCCGTAATCTATTTATCCACGCGCCGAACGGCAAGAAAGACGGGGTACAAGTTATTCCACTAAGTGAGATTGCGGCGAAAGATGAATTTCTTAATATCAAGAATGTTAGCCGTGACGATATGTTAGCCGCACACCGTGTACCGCCTCAAATGATGGGGATCATTCCACAGAATACCGGTGGCTTTGGTGATGTTGAGAAAGCGGCAAAGGTTTTCTTTCGTAATGAGTTGGCACCACTGCAAAGCAAGATATTACAGATTAATGATTGGCTAGGTGAAGAAGTGATTAAGTTTGATAAGTACACATTGGATGATGAGTAACTTCACCACACAAAGAACAATACCGCCAACACTGGCGGTATTTTTTTACCTGTAAGGTATAAGTATCGGTCTGACTAATAATAATAGTAACCCGATTCTATTATACCGTTTACATTCTGATAAGGCGAATCCGCCTAATTTTCACCCTCTCAAACCCGTATTAAATGCGCCTACAATCCATTTTAAGCGCACGTAATTTATTTGATATTCAGATATCTTTTTCTTGTTTTAATCGCTCTACGCGCTGGAAATTTGCGAGGAATAATGTTTTTAACCCCCTCAAAACACAATCGTGACCCCGCCACGCCCGCGCACTAAATGTGTCGGTTTTTATGCAGATACAAAACAATGAAAACCTCTCTTCCGAGTATAAAACTATTCATAACTTAATATTATTTTTTTCTTTCATATTAATGCGTATTTTTGCGCTTAAGATCCCAAAAACGACTACTGTAAAAGTATCCTCTTGTTACATTGTTAAATTTATATAATGATAATTAAATATATAAATTTGGAGAATGGAAATGGCTGGCGAAACAGCAAATATTAGCGAAATGGCTGAACTAGTTTCAGAAGAAATATTTAAATGGTTTAAATGGGAGCTTGTTGGCACAACTAATCAAAACTTTAGCTGTATTAAAAAAGAAGAACATAAAAATTCAACAGGTAACCATCCAACTGACGTTGTTTTTAGATATTTTGATCCTTATTTAAATAGGCATGTTTATTTTAATACTGATTTAAAAAGTTATGCTTCTGGCAGCATAACCCCAACCTCGATGAGAAATGCACTAGTTTCTCTTGCTAGAAGCATTGATTGTGCTGAGAGTAGCCGCGAATGGCAAGAAAGATATTGTTACGATAGTGGAAATTACGAGATTAGAGGATTATTATTCGTTTATAACCATGATGATAAATTTGATCAACATTTTTATGATGTTTTTTTTGGGAAAAAGCATAAAAAGAAAAAAAATTTGAAAGAAGATGAGAGTGAACGAGGAATAAATATTGCAAACTTACCTATTAAAAAAGGTCAAAAGATACATATTATAGAACCAAGAGTCATCAATTACTTAAAAAGTGTAATTACCGACATTAAATCATTATGCTTTGAAAAAAAAATACCTCAAGATAATTATCACTATTATTACCCTGATTTAATTCTCCATAAAGCAAATGGTAATCCAAACGATATGCCAGCAACTATAGAAGCATTAACTGGACCTTTTTTTATTATAAAACATGGACCAGTTATAAAACAATCTAAGAATACAGAAGAAACAATATCAGAGAGTGGGTATGTAATATATTATAATGGAGAAGGTAGTAACGAGTTAGAGTTTATATATATTTTTGATACTTTATCAAAGTTACAACTTTTAGATGGAAAATCGAATATAAAAATAAGACTAGTAAATCCTAATAGATATCCAGAGATTAAAAGTGTCTATGAAAAAGCCAAAAATAGTTATGCTTTAGAATGGGGTTTCGATGAATATAAAAAAAGTATTATTGACTGTATAGATTTTCATATTATAGATTTTTATAGTTATAAATTTAGCTCAATTGAAATAGGTTGGAGATTATAATGAAAATCGGATTATATAGTGTTACAGATAAAGCTATTTTTGATGCATTAAATCAAAATAAGATAACCAATGAAGAAATGAGAGGTTTATTTTTTAGACGTGGAATATTAATATCAACACAAACACCAAGAAAAACTCTAGCGATTGATTTTTCAAAATATTATCATGGCTATAAAGACTTCCAAAATTTATCTGATATTTTGGGTAGCATAGGAAGAAGAGAAAAAAGTACTAATAGCTTTATAAAAACAAACTTAAATAAAGATGATATAGAATCTTGCATTAAAGATACTCTTAATGAATTAAATAAAGAAGGTGATACAACATCATATTTTATTACATCCAATAGCTTCGAAATTACAATAAAATATGTAAAACTAGACTATAAATTAAGTGAATTTAGACAATCCTCAACTCGAGAAGCAAATATTCAAGTTGAAATATTAAATAATAACGAATATCTACTTAGATGCCCCCCAAATCCAAAAGCTGAAGAGTTTACTTCTATTCTCGAAGAGAAGATAAAAGAAGAATCTGAAGGAGATATATCTACTGATGTCATCACGTTAGAAAGTGTAAAATCCGCATCAGAAAGAACTAGATTTTTCACAAAATTAATAAAAGAGATGAAGGACCATGATCTTTATGACGTTTCTGACGTATATATATCCCATCCTATTTTAAATAATCTCAAAGGAGAAGATAGTGAATTATCCAATAATGATGATGATGAATCTGATAACGAATCTGATATACCAGATTTAGGATATCATATATCAAAGGCATCACTAAAAGGAAGAGGGATTTTAGATTCGGAAGAGCTAAAAGATTTATTAGATAAAGAATTTTATATTTCTAGAATCATTTGGACTATAAAGAATAAAAAACTTGTAGATTCAGATTTAATTGAATTAGAAGCTCAATTTATAGATTCAGAAAAATGTAAAAAATTCTCATATTTAATTCGTGGTTATTATCAATATATTAGCATTAATGAATTTAATAAAAATAGAAAATCATTTAATCAAGAAACTGAAAGAGAACTTTCTAAGTTATTAGAAAAGACAGCAAGAACTATTTCTGATAAAATCATAAAAGATAACTCCACATCACTGAAGAAGAATTAAAGGAATATAAAATGAAAATAAAATACTTTAATATTATAACAACTGCTAGCCATGAGGAATTACATAAATTTTTTTTAGATAATCCTTTTAATGAAAATAAAGGATGGGGTTTTTCTATTGAAAAGTACTCAAGTGAATATTTATATGTAAAATATAGTGAAAAAGTAAACATAATAGAAGATGTTATAGATCCATACGGATGCATTAGCTATTTCGAGTATAATAAATATATTAATTTTTATTTCTATTTATTCAAAAGAAATAATTTATCTTATCCTCTTTTAATTGAGTCATCACCTCGTAGTATAAAAAATTTTATTTTAAATCTAAATCAACTATCTAACCATAGATTAAAGTTAGAAAATAAAACATTTGATATAAATTCATTAATAAGAATATTCAAAGAAGAATCTTTTGAAATGAAAATAAAATCTATAAAAGTTAAGAATTTAGTTATTAGCAAATACACCTCAGCTAATATTGAATTAACATCATCCAAAGATGCACATTTAGACTTAAATAATTACTTTAATGAACCTAAGTATATCATTGACAAAATAAAACTCATTACTAATGATACTACATATGAAATAACTACTAATGGATCCGTTATTACTACAGAGGAAGACATAGAAAAGATATACTCGTTATTATCCTGATAGGATAATTAGTATGTTATAACGAAAGATTACATAAACTCTGCTAAAGAGTTATATACATCTTATTTGCAATTTTTATCAATAATCTTATATTACACTTCATCCCAAATTAGTCATTTCATCTTTTTTGATGAAATTTGAATCTTTCCGTTCTCAAACCAAATCACTTCATCGCCATAACTAAGGCGCATACCGTTCATCACCATTGACCACATTGTGTCTGGTGGTAAATCCAAACCTATTTTTTCGGCAAAAGCTTTAAATTCAGGTATCAAACGTGCTTGATTTTCACTTAATGACACGGTTGAAATTATTCGCTGACTCTTTTTATGCTCTAAAACCTCGCCAAATGATTTCTCCCAATCGCTATATTGTGAATGCAGGTCGAAATATTTAGGCTCAGAAATCCCCCATACGGGAGATTTTAAGCCCCTATCGTGTGGGTTTTTAATATCGGGTGAACTGCCCGATCCACAGTTATTGACAGGACTCCGAGGCGCGCTGATCGCGCTTTTTAAAGTCAAAACCCGACCCGTTTCTGACTTACGCTTATGCTCAATTGCCTCAATATCCTGCTTAGATTTACGGACTAAACGATACTGACGCTCACGCGTTTTTACTAAATCACCGCTTTTCAATGGTGAACATAGCCCAATAACGCGCATCACCTCTTCATCATAAGAATTCGGCTCATCAGCAACGGTACGAGCAACTAATAATGTTTGTAGGTTACGCTTAACGTTAGGGCCTCCTTGGTGTTCGATATAAGCGGCGAAATCTCCTGCATCGGCAGACGCTCTTACTTTTTCCGCTATATCCCCCAACTTATCAGCGATACTCACACCACGAACACGGCGACACTCACGCCATACGCCTTTAGACGGTAAGCCAAACATGTGAAATTGAGGAATACGCCAAGTTGATGCCCATGCAGTAACGGCTGACGCAACCTCGGTTAATAACTCTCCCGATTCGTCATCAACTTCGCCCTCTAGCGCATAACCGTCGATATTTTTTGAAATGTATTTAGCGAGATAACCCGTAGCACCGCCTTTATTTAAATGCTTTGCTTCAAAGCGATGTTTTTTTGCGCCCCGTTCTTCGCCGTCTTCTTCAAGGGCGTACTTACGCATGATCTCAATCGCTGATGCACGTTGAGATTTATCCAGAAACATCATCATGTGCCAATGTGGTGTGGCATCATGATGTGGCTCAACAACTCTGATCCCGTAATAGTTAATGCCTTTGTCTTTAAAGGCAGTGCGAATTTTTGCCCATACCCTCACTAAATAGCGTTGACCGTCTTTCGGAGTGTATGCACTGTTATTCCATTTCTCGTTAATGAGAACTTTTTTCTTTTTCTCATCTTTAGAAACGTTAATTTGCTTGGTGGGATGGTATTTTGAAGGCGTGGTTAAGGTGATAAATAAACCTATATCACCCCGTTCTTCTGCAACTTTTTGAATACCTGCTGCTTGCGCCATTAATTCCATGCGACGAATTTTAGGGTTAGCGATACTCGCTAATACTTTTTCCATTAAATCAAAGCGATCACCCGATTCAACGTCTTGAATATCCATCATCTCAAGATAATTCATATTCGCTAAACGTTGTGCTCTGACTTCACGTACTGCATTTTTACTGGCGTAAGGCGTTTTATCTGAATTCACATCACCAAAGGCAATATGCAAAGACTCACACCAACGTTGACGATGAGCCTTTAACTTTTTCAGCCACCAATCTTCATTAGTTAGCCGACTTAATCCTGATAGCGCATCTTCAGGTGTTAATTTCCCTTTTTGAACTTTTCCCCAAAACAATGGTGTTACATGCAAATAGGTAATTAACTGCCCTAATTGATGGTAAATAGGATTAATCACTTCTAGGTCAAGTAAAACCTCACGATCACCGTTATTTTCAGCAATTGCCTGATCAGCTAATTCAGCAAATAAGTTGTCACTTGCATCAGCGAATGTCTTCGCCATATGACGCAATATTTTGTCATGCGCATCGGGCAAGCGATTAAAGAACATGGCTTGATCAAAATCTCTATCTAACAAGAATTGACGCTTATCTTTCGCTAAACCATAGCGCGCATTAACAGCTTGCAAACGCTGATAAACGCTTTTATGAAACTTAAACACCAGCCAGTTATGAACTTCTTTAGGTGTTTTCTCTTTTCTAAGATGTTCGATGTATTTAAATAAGCGGGATTTAAGAAAACGAGGCAGTTTTTCAATATCGAATAAAATCGCTTGCCCCTGAGCCAGTTGCTCACGGGTAAGCGGTCTTTCATAAACAACAGGTTCTGGCTGTTTCCCATTCCACCAATACGTCCATTGCATATCAGCAGGATAGGAAACAGGAGGTTGAGAAAAATCAATCAAACGGCTAGCCATTACAGCACACCGCCTAAACGCTTCGGATCAATAATTTCAATGGCTGTTTCGCACAATTTAGCGACGTGAGTCATTATCTCTATCAATTCGGAGATAGACTTAATTTCTGCGCAAATAACACGACTTACATGTGCACCAACAACACCAGCGGTCACATTTACTGCTGAGTCATACCACGCAATCACTTCACGGCGCACACGGCCATCAATAAAGGTGACTTCAATTAACCCAAATTGTTTTTTCCAATAAACGATAGCAAAACGGGTGCCAGTGATATGCACCCCATTTTTTGGATCTTGAATATCAACATAGCCCTGTTCCATCAGCACACCTCCGGTAATACGGCGATAATTTCTTTTGCTGATTGACGATTTCCATTTGCAGAAATAGAACGAGGCGCATCAATCTCGTGAATAATAAAACCAAGATCGGCATACAGCTCTTTGGCGTGAATTGAATTAGAGACGGTAATCGGGTTACCTTGTGATTGATTTAATGCCTTTAACGCTTGAGCTAATTCAATTTGATGAGCGTGAGTAAAATCAGTGTGATGATATTTAGTAAAACATTTCTCATCACCCATATATGGAGGATCACAATAAACACCATCACCGAAGTCAACAAGTGACAAAGTATCTTGCCATTCTAAACAGGCGACAATGGCATTAGTGGCTTTTTCAGCAAATTGCCTAATTTCTTCCTCTGGAAAATAAACGCGTCCATATGTTCCAAATGGCACGTTAAATTCACCTGAATTGTTATATCGACATAAACCATTAAAGCAATGACGATTTAAATATAGAAATCGAGCAGATTGTATATATTGGTCACACTCGCTTTTATCTAATATCTTAATTGAATTAAATAATTTTCTAATAGAAATGTAATCATTTTTATGATTGTTTTCTTCCCATGCATAGAACTCTTTACGTGCCATTATTTCAGTATGTTCTACGACATTAAGATATAAGTTAATTAAGTCCTGATTGGCATCAGCAATTAAATATTCGTTATATTCCGTATTCATCATAACCGCACAAGAACCCGCAAACGGCTCAACTAAGCGCTTTGCTTTTGGCAAATGTGGAATTAATTTATCCATGATGCGGGCTTTTGAGCCTGCCCATTTCAGAATGGTTTTATTAGCCATTTCACACACTCCGATAATGCTTAGATTTCAACTCGTACACCGTTTGGCAATCTGCACAGCGGGTGCATCCCATTACCGCAATACGGCGTTTTTCGGATATTTCACGACCGCAATCTTCACATTCAAACGCTGATACACCGACGTAACGCCCTGTTACTGCTTTTATTTGTTTATCAAGTAATAACTGTGATTGTTCACAGGCTAAATCCATTTCTTTAGACATAATTCCATTCCTGTGCTTGATGTTCGATAGACTCGGCTTCACCTTCTAATAATTGAAATACTTGTGAAGGCTCCATTCGTTCACTTAGTGCTTTTGATGCTAATTTGCGTAAACGGGCAGAAAAAAGAACCGCCCGAGATTTTCTTTCATCTTCTCGAACGGCATTAATTAAATCGGTTACATCACTTTCTTTAGACATAATCAGACCTCTGATAATCAGATATAAAAAGTCCTGACAAATAAATGTCATTTATTTTTTTAGGTGTAATTAAATAGGCATTGCTAATTTATTCGGAATTAATGCGCTCAATACTTTTATTTGGTGAAGTGCATTAATTATTTTTATTTTATCTTTCCTCTTTAATAATAAATAATCTATTCCGCTCTTTTCTTTTTCTATCTCAGCAAGGTAATAAATCATCTGATATATACGATTATTTTCATTTCTTAAATAATCAAGAAACTCACCAATCAAAATATCATCACTATTTTTATTTAACTTACTTAATAAATCAGCCCTAACTTCTGCTGTTTTATTCATACCACTGACGCGCTCATCAAATGAAAGACCATCATTACGATAGTGCTTTACAACTTTAGACTGATAAAAATCATCATTGCCTTGTAGTTGCTCTCTTGCTCGAATAAGCTCCGCGGCATTCATAACAACACCTAGATAGAAACTTTCACAAGAAACGAAACAATAACAATGGCACATAAAAACAGTGTTGCTTTATCAGCTTTTGAATACTTTTTACTTTTATTAGTAAAAGATTCACTGTTTAGTTTGTATTTATTTCTTTGCTTTACCAATTCATTCATCTTCTTTATCCTCATATTTTCACTATTACATGGAGATATTAAGTAATGATAAAAACACCTATCCAACAAGAGTTAGAACCTATTGTTAATGCGCTTAAAGAACTTAATTTCAAAATAAAACTACAACAAGAGTTACTCATTGCCGTAATGAGTGAACTTCCTGACGGTACTTTTGTTAATGGAACTCCTTTTGATCTGGCAATAAAAAAATGCTTAGAAAAATACTCTGTATATGGTGATGATCATTATGATGCCAATGAATTTTTTGAAGAATGTAAAGCACTAGCTCAACATTACCGTTCAAAAGCACCTGTTATTTGATGTTTAAAATGCCATCAATATCATCTAAATAAACTTTTTTTATATTGGTGGCATTATATTCCCTTCCTGATTTTGTTATTAAACAATCACATTTTAATGCTCTCACTGGATAATTAGAGACAACATCAGATTCAGAAATAAGATAAGTTTTATTATTTGATTCAAACATTATCATTTGAATATGTTTCATTCTTTAACCCATCAATATATTTAACCGCCTCAGCCATGGCATCAAACTTACCGAATGACTGATCATCTAACCAAACGTGATAACGAGTAACTGGGTTCATTGCTTTTCGTGGCAACTTAATAATCGTAAAACCACGATACAGAAAACTATGCTCAGTTATTTGTCGTATCATGATTTCAGCCCTAACCACACCAACCAACCGTCACGCATCTCTTTTGGTAAAGATTCATAAGCCATCTTTAACCCGTTATTCCATGCAGGCAGATAAACATAGTTTTCAGCTCTACTTGAACCTGGTCTTTTCATTTGAATAATGGGTAACTTTCCTGCTTTACGCATATCTGCAACTGCACTCGCCGGCTTACCGATTAATTCAGCAAATTTTTCCTCAGTCACGCCATCTGACAGACTTACGATTTTCTCTCTCATCTGCTACCCTCTTATGTCAGGCGCTTTATAGCGCTTTCGTACTCTTTGCTTCATTGCAAGGAAATATCTAATACTCGATATAATATGGAGAACTCCACATAATGTCAAGATCGCAAGGTGAGAAATTACGATTAATGCGTAACTCCGAACAGATGACAAAAAGGGAACTCGCTGATTTGGTTGGGCTAAATTATGCAACCTACCACGGCTATGAAAGTGACAAATCGAAAATGACGTTTGAATCAGGCGTGAAAATCTTTTCAGCCAAAGTATTCAGGAAATATCGAGACTGGTTTATGTTCGATGAAGTTAATCCTGATGCTGGGCAAATCGCACCGGCACTCGCACACAATGGGCAAGACAGCACGCAATCATCCCACTCAGACAAGAAAATTGGATAACAATACATCAAGCATTTTGCGAATTTATTGATTCGCAAAGCATTTGTTCCATTGGAGGGCTTTCTTATGACAATTAAGAAACTCGAAAATGGTCAATATGAAGTGGACATTAGACCGGCTGGCCGTCACGGAAAACGGATCAGACGACGCTTTGAAAAGAAGCAAGAAGCTATTTTATTTGAACGTTATTCACTGGCTAATCAGCAAACAAAAGATTGGGTAGAAACATCAACCGATATTCGCCCTCTTAGTGATTTAATTGATATTTGGTGGGAAGTGTTCGGCAAAAATACACCTTATGGAAAAATGACGCATCTAAGGGTAAGACGTATTGCTGAATCACTGAATAATCCCCCTGTTTGCCAATTAACCGATAAGCAATTGGTACTCTATCGAGAACTCAGGCTCGCTTCTGGTATAAAAGCCTCAACGATAAATAGAGATATCTCAGCACTCAGCGGTATGTTTACGGCCCTTAAAAAAACGGATTTCTTTTTAAGTAAACATCCCGTTCAAGGAATATCACGGTTAAAACAGCAAACGACTGAAATGTCATATCTAACAGATAATGAAATTCAGCAATTATTAGCATTATTGGAAGGTGACAACTTAAAAGTTGCCGTTCTCTGTTTAAGCACTGGTGCCCGTTGGGGGGAAGCGCTCAAACTAAAACGTGAACATGTGATCCAAAATAAGGTGCGATTTACGTATACCAAAACCAATAAGCCAAGAATTGTGCCAATTTCTCAAGCTGTTGCTGACATGATTTGTACAAAGAAATCAGGATTGCTCTTTACTGAAACGTCTTATCACATGTTTCGTAGAGCAATTAAAAAAGTGAAGCCCAGTATGGCATTAGGTCAGGCAACCCATGCATTACGCCATACATTCGCCACCCATTTTATGATGAACGGCGGAAGTATTATTACGTTACAACGCATTTTAGGACACACTAATTTGCAACAAACGTTGACCTATGCACACTTTGCTCCAGACTTCTTACAAGATGCCATTCAATATAACCCATTGAAAGGTAGTACAGAATTACTGGTTTAG